ACATACATTATAGATATAGAAACGGCTCCTCTTTCCAAAGAGGAGATAGCACCATTCATACCAGAGTTCAAGGCTGATAGCAGGCTAAAAGACCCTGTTAAGGTAGCAGAAGACTTGAGGAGTAAAGAAGCTAGCTTCTACGATAAGTGCACACTATCTGCATTAACTTCTAAGGTCTGTGCTATTGGTATTTGGGAGATAGGCAAAGAAGAACCTGAGTTATACTGTGGTATGAGTGAGGAAAAACTCATAAATATCTTCAGTGACCTATTGGTCTACTTTGACGGAGCTGACGGCATGCCTGGAGGTAGGGCGTATAACATTATTACTTTTAACGGTAATAACTTTGATATTCCATTCCTTTGCCGCAGGGGATTGAAGTATGGTAAAAACCTATTTACTAAGTTCTTCCGTACAGATGGCGGTTTTGCATATGACTCTGGATCTATTGATCTTGCTGCTATGTGGGATTGCCGTAGAAAGGACTACACCAGCCTCAAGGAGCTAGCATTGCACCTTGGAGTAGGTGACAAGGATAAGTCTGAAGAGTTATTCTATCAGACCTACGAGCGGGATCCTGAGGCAGCCAAAGCCTATCTCAGGAACGACCTATTACTAACAAAGAAGATCGCCGAGAAATGGCAATTAATCCCATGCGCGTAATAAAAGAAATAAATACACGTATCTCCAGAGTTATCACCGGTGCCGCTATAGAGTGTCGCCGGGATAACGAGGAGGAGGGTGGTATCATATTAACCAGAGACAACAAGGACTTTATCTTCGTAAAAGTTAAAAACGTTCATGAGGGAGAGCCTGTTGCTTACGGTTTATATGAAACAGACCATAAAGAGTTCGGGGAAAAGATTATCCCTATGATGAATAAAGGCTGGAACATGTATGGTAGTTTTCATACTCACCCACAGTTCTCTCCTATGCCAAGCCAATTGGATTACGACAAGTTATTCCAGGGGTTCAAATATAACTATATATATTCAAACAAGCACAGAGAATTCTCATGCTCTGAATGGTCAGCGCAGAAAGATCTGCACACATTCACAATGGGACTAGAAACACTGCAATATCTAACTAACTATAATGACTAAACTAAAAAAAATTGGTATAGCTGGTGCCGGAGGCATTGGTTCAAACTTATTGGGTATCCTATTTGACTACGGCTTTAACCGTAAGCAGTTTGATTACTCTAGTGTGGATGTTGATATCTATGATAATGACATCATTGATACCTCTAACCTACTACATCAAAACTATAAGATTGATGATGTGGGCAAGCCAAAGGTAAAAGTGCTAGAAGAGCGTTATGTGGTGAACGGAATTAATAAGTTCATGGAGGAGAAGGACTTCAAGAAATATGATGTTATCTTCAGCTGCGTGGACAGTATGGAATTCCGTCGTACCCTATATAACTGGAGCTTTCAGAACAAAGACAAGAACTTCTGGATTGATGGTCGTTGCACCAGTCGCCAGGGTGCCTTGTTTAATTCAAAGCTACCAGAAGAAGAGCTCAAAAAATATATCACCAACGATGACATTCGTGGTGGTTGCTTGTTGAAGCATGAGAAAGAATCAAACATCAGTCACACTCTGCCCACGGTGGTTGCAGGTATGATGGTTCAGGTTTTCCTGAATTTTATTCGCGGAGAGCGAACTGATAAGAAGTTGTTCATGATCTGATAGTTCTATGGATTATCAGGAGACGAATAAGCGGATTATAGAAAGTAAATTGCGTGAGTGCCTTGACAAGGTTTGCAAGGCCTGCAATATTCAGTTTGATGAATGGAACGTTGATCACCAGCTCGCAGGAGCCATTATTAGAGAGTGGAACAAAATACCACTTGAATATTCTGGTTACCTGCGATATTGGTTTCGACAGTACAACAACATCTATGAAGTTGCGAAAGCAATGAGTACAGAACTTGGAAATGAGTATTTCCTTTTCACAAACCTAGAAGAAGAACAACATACAACACAAAATAACAACTAAATATGGCATTTATTAAACCTAGCTTAAAATTCGACGGAGCCGAAACAGGACAAGTCCAAAACAGCACACCCTATATTCGTGAAAACGTGAGGAAAGTACTCTTCAACAAGAATACTAATCAAAACGGTGTTTATCTGTACTTCATGCCAGGCTACAAGGCAGATGCATTCGGTAATGGTGTCTGGTACAAGGCGTTTGAAATCCGCGATAATTTTGGTGATAAGTACAAAGAGAAATACTATGTTCCTAATCGCAATAATGATCCTGCGGAATATTTCGCCAACAACTACAAGAACCTAGGCTATACCCAGGATGAGGCAGGAGCTACCGTTAACGTGAATGGCAAGACCTTCAAGAAGTATCCAAACTTCGGCAGGGTCACCAAGCGCCAGATCTTCAATGTTGTTTATGCAAGCAATATTGCGGCTGGTGTACACGTTCTTGATATTCCTAGCTATAACGGCGCTAGTCAAATCCATGATTGGTTGAGTAAGACAGACATCGCTGGAAATCCACGCCCCTTGATCAACGATCCAGAGCGAGCCCTTCCTGTGTTTGTTCAGCTCAAGGACAACAGTTCTAACCCATGGTACTTGAATGTAGAGGCATCACAGCCAGCAGTTCTACCTCTTGAACTGGCGGACAACATGTATAATCTAGACGAAGCTCTTGTAATCAAGAGTAACGATGAGATTATTTCAAAGCTCAGGGATATGTATTCAGGCGATGTATTTGATCATTGCATGGATGGATTCCCAGGTCTTCGTGCAGCTGCCAGGGCTCCTGGTATAGAGCGTGTTTCAAGTGGATTCGTTCCACCTGTTCAGCAGCAGGTTCCTGTTGCTATACCTGTTAGTCAGCCTGTAGCACCGGCAGGTGTTCCTATCAACACTGCAATTCCTGCGGCTCGTCCAGCGCAGCAAGAACCTGCATTTGTTGACCCGGGTGACATCGACCCAAGTAAGCTTCCACCAAATCCAATGATGAAGTTTAGCACGAAGGAAGCCGCAGCTAGCTTCTTATCAAGTAATTAAATAAAATATGGATATCGACAAGCTCCTGAATGGCGTTAAAAAAGACTTCAAAAAAGTGTTCAAAGATGAAGCTGATAATCTAGAGTTAAACACTGTAGATAAAGAACTTCCGCCCACAGGAATTGTCCTCGATAATCCTTTGATGGAATATGTATTCGATCGTAGGTTTGTAGCCTACGGTCGATGCTATCTAGTATACGGAAAGAAAGGTTGCGCAAAAACTTCCTTTCTTTTCGAACTAGCCAAAACATTCATCAGGGCAGGAGGACATTTCATATGGGTAGAAACTGAGAATGCTCCTGACTTCAGGTTTATGGAGCTGCAAGGTTGCGACCCTAAGAAAGTTATATATCACAATCCTAAGTCCCTTGAAGAGGCATTGACTCTCATCAAGGTTATTATTGAGAATATACCAAAGGCAGATCCTGATCAAATAACACCTATTATGATTGCGTTAGACTCTGTTGCAGGTGCTGCTTCAGAGTATGAGCGTGACCAAGATGTGATTGGTCAAACCAAGGTAGGTGAGCATGCAAAGCTCATGGCAGGGTTCTACCGCAATATTGTTCCACTCCTAGAGAGCGAAAAGGCTGTGCTAGTGGTGACCAATCAGTTGAGAGAACAAATTGGAGGAATGGTTACATTTGGTGCTGAAAAACCAGAAGCATTGATAGGTGGTGAGGCTCAGCGCTTTAACTCTACCTATCAGCTCAAGGTTGCCAGAACCAAAGACCTACTACTAGAAGATCACATGGGTGTAAAAAGAAAAGCCGGTTCGACTCATAGCTTAACAGTTAAGCGTAACAAGCTTGGCCGTGAGGGTAATAGTCAGAAGGTTGAATTTGACCTATATATCAATGGTGGTATTGATTGGTATAGTCCATTGGTAAGGCTACTAGGCGAAACATATCCTGAGTTAGTAAATAAATCAGGAGGATGGTATAGCTGGAAAGTGCCTAACGTGGAATATACCGACAGCTCATCAGGAGAACCCATAACAGCAATCATAGACACAGATAAAAAATATCGTGAAATGGAGCTAGGTATGGTTCTCATGAACAGCCCTCAAGCTAAAGAACTAATACGTCAAGCCTTTGGTATTCCTGATATGCCGGCACCTGAAGTTGCATCGGTGATAGAAGAGAAGAACAAGGCCCGCCGTAAAAAGAAGTCGCAGCTAGAAATGGACACTGAAAGTTAAAATGACTGAATATTTGGATAAACTGACCAAGATAGCGGCGCTCATTAAAAAAATGAATTTGCCTGATTATCGAAAGTCAGTTAAACATAATGATGATCTCCGCTGGTTAAAGAACAACCTCTACGTAAAAAATGCTAGCCATAAAAACTACGAAGAGGTTATGAAGATAATCAACGAGACCATCTGATACTAAAATGATATACATAGGCATAGACAACGGAACATCTTCTAACGGGGTAGGGGTAATCCTCAGTAATGGGGAAAGCTATCTCTATAAAACTCCCGTTAAGAAAGAATTGAGCTATACCAAAGTAGCCAAGAACATATCTAGAATAGACTATCCAAAACTATTAGAGATCTTCCTGGAAATAAAAGGTAAGGCATCAGGTTTACCTGATGCGGGTATGATTGCCGGATTAGAACGGCCAATGATCAACCCCGGTAGATTCTTTGCATCTATGAGTGCTATGAGGGCTATCGAGGCCACTCTTATCGCCCTAGAAGCAGCCGAAATCCCCTATGTATATCTTGATAGTAAAGAGTGGCAGACAGTTCTTCTTCCTAAAAATTTAAAGAAAGAAGAGCTAAAGAAAGGAAGTTTAGATGTAGGCAAGAGACTATTCCCGAAACTACCATTAAAAGTAGACGCTGACGGAATCCTCATAGCTGAATATCTAAGAATCAAAAACACACGTACGTTATGAGTAAGAAAAACAACACAAAAAAATTCACTGAACAGGAAGTAATTGCAGCCCTTCAGGAACTAGTTAACGAAGGTAAGATCCAGAAGTTAGAAGGCATGCGCCTGGGTATCTCCAGCAGCACGGCAATCTGGTCACTCCGCGGCCGTCTTGCATCAGCAACCAAAAAGTATAATCAGCTCATGGAGAAGTATGATTGCCTCATGAATAAGTTCACCTGCAAAAAAGCAGCAGCAGCCAAGAAGAAGAAAAAGAAGTAAATAAAAATCCCTAAAAGGACTTGAATGGGCCTCTGGTGATTAATTTCATCAGAGGCCTTAACTTTTTAAAAATATGCGTTAATGACACAATTAAACTTTTTAGGTAATTATTTAGAGAATAAAGATAATGCTCAGCTAGAACTATTCACACAAGAGCTAGAACCGGCGGGCATTTCCAGAAAACCAAAATATGATAAAGTAGAAAAATTCTTCTGCGGCTTGAACAGGATTGAGATAGATGAATATAGAACCTATTGGGAATCTGTTACACCCGCTAACAAATCCGAGCTGTTCAAACGGTGGTTGTTTGCGTTTATGAGCGTGCACACTAGCTATAAATCTAATGTTGCTGGCTATAATGCAATCAAGGATTGGGAAGACTGGATTGTGGACCGCCCTAAGTTGGGCAAGCTTATCAAGGATTCTGGAGTGGGTTTGCATAACAACCGGCTCAAGTTTATCTCTAAGTTTGCTGATGACTTCTGGGACAACACAAAAGAGTTCACCAAGAGCTCTGAAGAGAATTGGACTAGCTATAGAAACAGGCTTATGAAAAGAGTCTTGGGTCTAGGCCCAGCTAAAACCAGTTTCTCCTTAGAGATGTGCTTTCCTAACGAAGCATTTATAACCTGCCTAGACACTCACTTGTTTCAAGCCTATGGCTTGGATCAGGCTAAAGACCTCAGACAGTATGATAAGATTGAGCAACATTGGCTAGATATGAGCCGCATGTGGAATATCCCACCGTACATTGCTAGGTGTATATTCTGGGATAAGAAGCAGGGTAAAACAGACAGCCGCTATTGGAGCTATATACTAGAGTAAATGGAATCTCCAATAAAATTCAAAGTATACCGTAATCTCAACAAAAAGACATGGAGTGTTCAGAGTAAAACAAAAAAGGGCTGGAGAGTCCTATGTCATAGTGATGAGATAATATTGAAGGATGCTACCTTCATCGTGAGCAAAGCAGGACGCGCTCGAGTCATTCGCGAGAAAAGAAAGAATGTACATGCCTACGTCCAGGGCGAACCACTATTTGTCCGTGGCTTGACAAAAAACACGCCGCTACCTATTTTAAAATTTACAAATAAAATTACCTACAACCCCTACAAACATGGGACATTCAGGAACAAAACAATAAACAAACCAATTCACAAGGCCCCTATCGTGCTCTTATCAGAGCAGGGCGTGTGGTCTTAAACTAAAACTAAACCACCGAGGCTATAGGGTCCGATCCCCTAGAGGCCTCAAAACCAGGCATGCCGCAAAAAGACCCTGAAAAGAGAGCTGAGTATCTAAAAAAATACCCCGAAGCTAACAAAGAAAAGAAAGCTGAGTATCTAAAAAAATACCGTGAAGCTAACAAAGAAAAAATAGCTAATCGTAAAAAAAAATATTGTGAAGCTAACAAAGCACGAATAGCTGAGTATCTAAAAAAATATCGTGAAGCTAATAAAGTAAAAATAGCTGATAAAGATAAAAAATACCGCGAAGCTAACAAAGAAAAGCTAGCTGAGTATAGTAAAAAACGCTATGAAGCTAACAAAGAAAAGAAAGCTGAGTATAGTAAAAAACGCTATGAAGCTAACAAAGAAAAAATAGATATACAGGGTAAAAAATATCGTGAAGCTAACAAAGAAAAGATATCCAAGCGGAATAAAAAATACTGCGAAGATAATAAAGAAAAGAGAGCTGCGCAGCTAAAAAAATACCGCGAAGCTAACAAAGAAAAGATAGCCAAACAGGCTAAAAAATACTGCGAAGATAATAAAGAAAAGATAGCCGCATGGAAGAAAGAGTATCGTTTAAATAATCCAGAAATATTCGTTAAGCACAGACTAAAAAGAGATAATAGATTAAAGATAACTCTGCCTGAAAATCCTGAAGATGTGCTAATTATACGGGAGATATACAAACTAAGGACCAGGATAAATAAATGCATGGGTATACCAAACCTTATGCATGTAGACCATATAATTCCGGTATCTAAAGGAGGTTTCCACGCCCCAGGAAATCTTCAGATACTTCCAGCAAAATTAAATATAAGAAAGTATAATAAATTAATTAGTGTATCGACCAACTTTTAAAATGAACCAACTAATATTCAACTACCTGATTATGATGATGTATCTCATCAACGCAATCTGGTGGCTAACTAAACTAAAGTGGGCAGACTCCCTATACTGGGTGTTTGCATTTGGAATTACCGCCTGTGTTACATGGGGGTATAAACGATAAAACCATGAACCTATACCAACAAGATGATATCCCAGAGGCAAACCTAACTATGCAACCAGTAGTTCCTAGGTATGTCTTTGCCCCTACAGGCAATCCTAAAGACTTCGCAATAGCCGTGGCAAACCGACCAAACATAATAATCAGGACTCTCCAGAGATTAATTCTGGGATTCCGCTACTACAAAATACCAAGATGAAAAGATATATCACACTATGGACCGATAAAGGTCACACACGCAAAAGACTAACTTCTGATGTAATTCAAAATAGCCTACATTGGTCAGAGGAAAGACTAGCTGGTCCTGAACAATACATGGCTCTTATAAACCCAGTGCTTAGAACCATAGGAGAAGGTAAGAAACAATTCAAAGCAGGTATACAAATCAGCCATAGAAGTCTCACATACAAAGGCCGTATCTGGGGAGACAATATCAACGGACACAGAGAAATCTTAGCAGAACAAAACGTAGGACATACAGTTATGTATGGAGATATATCCACAGGGCAAGATTTTAATATCTATGTATACTCTAGCAGGCACAAGCCAATCCAGGATTGGATGTTGACAGAGGGGTATCAAGTATTTATAAGTGCAAGAGACGAGTTCATGCAACTTTTCCGCGCTGATGAAGAAAACGTTGATAATACCTGACGTTCATCAGAGAATCCATCAAGTAAAGAAGGTTCTAGAAAAAGAAAACTACGACAGGGTAATATTCCTGGGTGATTGGTTTGACTCTTTCTATGAACCTCCTCTTGTGGCGGGATTTGAAGCGACCTGCGTATATCTTAGAGAATTAATAGCTGAACACCCCAGGAAAGATGACTTCACTTTTTTGGTGGGTAATCATGATATCAACTATATCTTTAATAATACAGCCCCAAGAGGAGCTAGGCATGTAAAAAATAACCATTACTACGCTAGTGGCTACACCCAGAACAAATGTGCCAACTTTAGAAAAGTGTTCTTTGAGAATAACCTTAGGGATACTTTCTTTATAGATCACTTTGATATTGCGGTATTTGCGCAGGGTTGGCTACTAAGTCATGCTGGGTTTATTCCTCAGCACCTGCCCTATGGTAAGGATATAAATTGGCATGTGGATGTACTCCTGCCTGAGGTTTGGGAGAATTTCAGGAATGTAACGCACCCCAGGAATACCTCTATATGCGCCGTAGGAGTGGCCAGAGGTGGTCGTGATGCATATGGTGGGCCATTATGGTTAGATTGGAATGACGAGATGTTTGCTAGTCAGGAGATTGGCAATCAGATCGTAGGGCATACAACATTATCCCAACCAGGACATCTAACAATAGATGGCTCGGATGGAAAAGAAATTACATGTTGGAACCTTGACACCTGCCTACATTATGGAATATTAAGGGATGGTGCATTCACACATCATAAATACTCTGATCTTGGTTAGCTCCTTTGCTTCATTAGCAATAACTTCCCCCCGAGGCTTTTGTGGCGAGGAGCTAACCAAAGATCCATCTATAGATTTTCATGAGACTTTAGACTATTGTCTAAGCCATAGCTATAGAGCAGAAGTAACAAAGATAAACAACAAACTCCCAATATTCATATGTGGTAAGCTCGTTCCTGACTATGGTTCTTTTAACAGACCTACCAGGGAACGAGCCCTCACATGTTTAACAATCGAATTCTAGTATGGAAAAAGAAACATTCATATATCTACTCACAGCTATCACGGTTATATCATTATTAATAAACGTTGTTTTATTAGTAAGGATAAACGTAATAAATAAGCTCCTAAGATTTATGAAAGTTTCTGCTCATGTACTATACACAGAACTACAAGCAACCAAACAAAACACACAAGATGATAGAAGTAAACCTACTGAACACTAATCTTAGAAAATTGATGGGTAAGTTAGATACCCTTATAGAGCAGAACCAAGAACTAATAGACCTGCACAAACAAAAAGTGGAGAATTCTAACCCCCTGAAAGATATAGCTCAGCCCGTACAAGAAAAAATAAAAGATGAATAGCCATCAACAAAAGGTTATACAGGCAGTTGCTAGGCACTTTGGTATCCCCAGGAAAATATACACTCCTGTTGTGGATCAATCTTTATGTGATAACAACCAGGTATATTTTGAATTAGAAAGACTAGAGTATTTACCTGCAGGAATAAAGTTCTTAAAAATCTACTCCTCTAAAGAAAAGGAAGTAAGTATTAATAAACTCTGGAATGCAGACAAGTTAAAGCAAACTCTACTCTACTCTAACTTCTTTGACATGAGTAATAACCTACAGGATAACATGCTATTCTGCTATATACATGGCAGTGATGTGTTTGTTATGTATGAAGATAAATCTTATACTGGTGTGGGAGGTATATTTGTTAAAGAGCGGGCTGATTCACGAACTGGAATAGTTATAGAGCCTTTAAAAAATTATCTACAGAGTAATTATCCTGTGGAGCAGAATTTATAACCCCCCTGGGAAATTATTAATCTGTTATTGGTATAATATTATGAACGCTCTGCCGTTTTGCCTATAGAGATCCTGCTAATGTTAGTGGGATTATGGCTTAGCTTAGAGTAATACCCCAAACCAAAAAAGAAATCAAAATGATTCCTATCCCTGAAGAAGTACGGGCTGCAGTAGTAGCAGCAGAACAAGAGAGAAACAAAAGGCAGCCTATGGTTGCTACACCTGAAAAAGTAGTGGAGATCTTATCAGGTCCACTTAGTTCTGCTGGTATAGATAGGTTAATAACAGCAGTAAGAAAGGACATAGAAGTTAGAATGTCCGAATACAAGGCTCCGGTGATCGTGG